GCATTGCCGTGCACCCGCGCATCGCCGGACACCTGCGCATTGTCGAACACCCCCGCATCGCCGGACACCCGCGCATTGTCGAACACCCGCGCATTGCCAAGTATGTGCTTTCCCACTACATTGTAACCCACTGCAACCCCCTTATGACAAGTGTGATGATTACTGCCAGCGTGCATAGTGCCAGCAGGGCGAATGGGAGAGCCAGCAGGAGAACGCTGACTATCCCGTTCTGGAGCGCTGCGGAAAGTCGCCCGTAGGCGGCAGACCGCAAAGCTTCACACACAATCCCATGCAACGGTTCCATCGGCATTGTACACTGTGACGTTGCCGTGGTCATTGACGAAAACGCAATCCTCGCCCATTGCCTCGACCTCACTGGGATCGGAAACCTTCGGCAACTCGTCTATCGCGTCCATGCTGGGCCAAAAGCCGAAGTCTGATCCGTCCCCTTCGTTTGCGCCAAAATAACAATAGGGCGGTGCGAATTGCTCCAGCGCAATCTGCAATTCTTCTACCACTTCGGCCGCATACTGGTCATTGGCTTCTACCGTCTCTTCTGTCTGTGCTTCCGCCGCGCCGATGGTCACGGCGTAGTCGAATATATCCTTCGGCGGCAACGTGTCGAGGTTCGCCTTGACGTGCTGTGCAAGCTCACTTGAGAACGTCGAAAGCAAGTCGTAGGTGAGCAGTGTGCCGTGACTGATTGAACCGATCGAAGCGTATTTCATTCTCTATCCCCCTCGTTTACAGCTGGAGCGCTGCGGGATGCGGTGCCATCGCCCACCGAAGGGTATGAGTGGCACCGCACGGCCGCAAAGCTTCAATCCGCGTCTTCCGCATCGTATAGCTCGCAAAGGTAGTCCATCGCCTCTTTTTCCGATTTGAATGGTCCAGACCAAGCGGTGCAATCCATATAGCCGGGAGCGGACAAACGCGCAAACCATCCCGTCACCAACTCACCATTAAACTCGCCATCGGCGTCGCAGTGAATCTCGCCTTCGGTGTATTGGCTAAGCGAATCAACGTTGATATTAAGGCCAACGAGATTACTTGGGACGCATTCGGTGCCGCACGTGGTCTCGACCTGCCAGCATTCCATGTGCTCGACTTGTTTTTGCATGAAGGCCATGTTTCAATCCCCCTCACTTGCTACGCCACGTCCGCACGAACGATGAAAGACTCGCAGGCCATTCGTCGTCCCGGTTCGCAGCGATCCAATCGAGTGCACAACGTGCTTGTTCGAAGGCAATTTCATCCGCGATGTAGCAAGCGGACCACTCCAATTCCGACATTGTGATTTGATCCAGCGCTGCAATGACGTGTTCCATGTCTCAATCTCCCCTCGTTTCGATGATTGATAGTCGCATGATCGAGAAAAGAAGGCAATAAATATTTGGGTTATTTTATTTCGTTGTTTATATTAATCTTGTTTTATTATTTCGTCACCATCTGCTCGACCTGAGAGCACGTCATAAGGGAAGGCAATGCGCACGACGCCTTGATACTGCCGCGCGAGCTTGTGCTCGCCTACCCATTGGGGGTCGAACGTGCGTTCGGCCTTGGTGAATATCGGCCGGCCGACCTCGATGAATAGCCAGCGGTCACGTCCAGGGTAGTAGATGCGACGCCACGTGGCGCCTCGCAAGTGCCAGTTGGCAAGCTGTTCGTGCGACAGGCCAGCCGGCGGCTCTCCAGGGGTAGGACGCTCTACAGGGCGCCACAGGACGCGGTATAGCGTAGGCACTCGACGAGGGTTGCCGTCGTGCTCCGGTGGCTCTGCGTTGGTCATGGTGTCCAGGACTTCCTCGCGGACCATGTAGCGCGCCTTGCTGGGGCGGAACGGGTTTTGCTCGTTGAGCATGGCCTCAAGGTCAGCTGTGATCAGCATGATCCCGCCGCGCGCCTTGATAAATGGAAGCTTGCCTTGGTAGACATGGTGCCATCGTCGATCAATCTCCCGACAAGGGACGGGAAGAATTTGAAAGCGAGTTGGCGTGCCCTTGTACATTTTCAGGTGTGATCTAGCGCGCGGGTTTAATTCCTGCTTACGAACGGCAAGGATGCGCTCCTTTGTCAGGCGCTGGAATCGCATAGGATTACTTTCCTCGCGTTGCGGCTCGCGCGGTTGTCCTCGGCGGAAGTTGAAAAGGTGCGGCATTGTATTTTTCTCCTTTAACGTGGAACCTGCGTGCACGGTTGGCATCTAAGTGGCATAATGTAGTGAGTTGATTGTGTTGAAAGTTTGGAGGTATTTAGCCAGATCATTAATTTGCGAAGCAAGTCGCAAGCTAGAGGTTTGTGTATGGTTTGTTCTCACTATAAAAACTAAAAGGAGAACAAAACTTTTTACTCCTGATCTTCTCCTTAAAAAAAGATATGACTAAATACTAAACTTTCCCTTGTCGAATCAAAAGATTAACTAATGCCACGTCGATGCCAACCGCGCACAAATACAACTTATTTACAACTTATTTAATTCGGCTGGGTTGCACTTTCCCTCATAGGTTCGAGTGAAAACGGTTGTGCAGACCCTGGGTTGTATTTGAATTAGGACTGCTGTCCTATAATTAGGACTTCATTCCTAGCGCTGGGGGTTTGGGTCCTAACTCGGGAGAGTGGCAGGGGAGGGCGCGGGGCGAAATTTTTGCTCACACAAATTAAATTATGCGCCCCAAAATCCCACCCCTATAAATATTTATTTCCAAACTTTCCGCGCCCAAAAATAAATATTTGGGTGTTCGCGTTTTGTTCTAACTTTCTGAAACTTTCTGAAAGATGGTCCCGTTTTGTTCCATCTCGTTCAATGAACGAGAAAAGACCCCCAGAAGGGGACTGGTCGGGTGAGACGGGGCCGACCACTTCTGGGGGTAGTCCAGGGAGGAAACACAACGTAATCGGACTTCATTCTGCCAACCCGATAGACCAGCAGAGATTACTTCTTAGCACGTTTGGCGTATTTGTCAACCTTCTCGGCTTCATCATATCCAGCGTCTTCATCGGTAGGTTTGCGAAGCGACGCCTCCACTTCGTCGCTCTCATGATACCACGTCGAGGCCTGCACATGTGGAAGTATCTTCAACGTTTGACCATCCGGCCCAAAGGTAATCGTGCTCGTCCTGGTCTTGCTGTCGTGGGCGCCGACGAGTAGATCGGGCACCGCGATCCGCATGTACCTATGACCGCTACCTGCGTGGCTCCCCAGCGTGATCGTAGCCCCGGTGTGGGCGTCTACGATCTCCTGGTACCGGACTTCGAACTTGTCTTCTGCATTCATCGCTTCTCTCCATCTTGTGGACACAATTTACTGCACACCTGCCATTATAGAAGGATCAAGGCAAATGAAAGTCCCATTCTCTCTCGTCAGCACGGCGATCTTCGGCGGCTCCTACGACGAGGAGACGCAAGAGCTTGACCTGACTTTCTCCAACGGTCGGACCTACAGCCTCCACAACGTACCTAAGACCGTCGTGGAGGAACTTCAGGAGGCCCCTAGCGCGGGGAGCTACTTCAGGGAGAGGATGAAGGGGAGGTACTGATGGCGACAGCAGAAGAAATAATCGCGCGATCTCCGGGGCTGCAGCGCAACGTACTGAGCCAGTATGGCAAGAGGTGGCACTTGCGCGAGAACTACCAGATGACGCAGGAGGAGCGCGACAAGTTGCTTGACGAACTGTACGGAGAGGAAGATGGCAAAGAAAGACAAGATGCAGAAGATGATGCACGAATTTAAGGAGGGAAAGCTGCACTTCGGTTCGAAAACCGGACCCAAGGTGAAGTCGAGGAAGCAGGCCATTGCGATCGGCCTCAATCAGAAAAGGAAGGGGAGATGAAGCCGATTCTCTGTCTCGATTTTGACGGTGTGATCCACAGCTATTCAAGTGGGTGGAAAGGGGCGGACGTGATCCCTGATCCACCCGTCGAGGGAGCGGCAGATTTCATGGAGCGAGCGCTTGAGCACTTTCGGGTTTGCATTTTTTCAAGCCGAAGCAATCAACCCGGCGGTTTGAAAGCCATGCAGGATTGGATGCTCAAATGGATGCCTAGTGAAATAGTACCACACTGGGCGCACGGTTTGGAATGGCCGTTGGAGAAACCTGCTGCCTTTCTTACCATTGACGATCGCGCTTTGACCTTTGATGGTACGTGGCCGTCGATGGAGACGCTGCAGAACTTCAAACCTTGGAATAAGAAGTGATCGACGTAGCTTCTCTCACTCCACTGGAACAGGCGGTCATCCGTCTGTCTCCCCAGGTCAACCCATACAACGCTCATAGGGTGCTCTTTGCCCACCGCCATCCGAACGAAACGCCGGATTTCCACTTTGACATCATCCGCGACCTACATGGAGAAAGTAGACGACTTCTGTTCCTTGCTTTCCGTGGCGCAGCAAAAAGCACTCTTGCTGAGGAAGCCATCACGATCGGAGCTTGCTGGCGACGTTTTCGCAATCATATCATCATTGGAGAAAGCGCAACTCGTGCTTGCGAGCGTCTTGCGTCAGTTAAGCACGAACTCGATTTTAACCCGTACATCCGCGCCATCTTCGGAGACCTCCATGGCCCCATCTGGAACGAAGACAAAGTTGTCCTCAACAACGGAGTCGTCATCCAAGCTTTCGGTCGGGGGCAGTCCCTCCGAGGAACTAAACACGATGACCAGCGGCCTGACTGCTGCCTCATCGACGACATCGAGGACGAAGAAAGCGTAAGCTCCCCCGAGCAGCGGGAGAAGACGCGGCAGTGGTTGATGCGGACGCTGGTGCCGGCGATGGCGCCCGATGCCAAGGTTCACATCCTGGCCAACCTGCTGGACCCCGACTGCCTTGCTGCGTGGCTGGATAAGAACGGGGGGTGGACGGTCCACCGTTACCCCTGGGAGTACCTGGACGAGAACGGGACCCGTCGGGCGACATGGCCGTCACGATTTCCTTTGGAGCACATCGACTTTCGCAAGGACGAATTCATGCGCTCGGGCATGCTCAACGAGTACATGCAGGAGTTCATGGTCGAGGCGGTCGATCCGTCCACGCGCGTTTTCACGCGAGCCATGTTCAAGGTCGATCCGATCGTGCGTACTTGGCATCCAACTTATGCGATGTATGATCCGGCGCGGACGGTCAAGGCTTCATCGGCGCATACGGGAAAGGTGGTGTTCTCATGGGTTGGGACCAAGCTGATAGTGTGGGACGCTTCCGGGGAATTGTGGATGCCGGACAAGATCATCGAGGACATCTTCCAGACGTGGGAGGAGTACAGTCCCATCAAGATCGGGATCGAGAAGGAAGGGCTGGAGGAGTTTATCCTGCAGCCATTGCGGGCCGAGCAGACACGGAGGCAACAGATTATCCCTGTCACAACTCTCCCTGCGCCTGCTGGCAAATTGGCCTTCATCCGCTCGTTGCAGCCATTTTTCGTGAGCGGAGAGGTTACTTTTGCAAAAGAGCTGCCTACGTTGCAGCAGCAGTTGTTAAGCTTTCCGACCGGAAGGATCGACGTGCCTAATGCGCTGGCTTATGCCTTGCGCATGAGACCTGGGTTGGCTATATATGACAACTTCGGTTTCAACAATGTAGTGGATGACTTGGATGTTCAACGCAACACGGCATGCTATCTTGCGATCAATGCTACCCGGCTCTACACCACTGGCGTACTTTCGCAGCTCGTCGGGGGAACGGTGCGTGTATTGGCGAGCTTCGTTCGAGAAGGAGAACCTGGGTCTTCTTTTCAGGAGCTTGTTGCGGATGCTAAGCTGGTGGCCGGGGGAAAGGTTGTACTATACGCGCCTGCTGAGCACTGGGGGCAGTATGACAGTCTCGGGCTCTATGCGGTCTCTACACGAGCAGGCGCGCGGGTCAGTCGGGCTGGATCAATTAATGTGGGCCGAGAAGAGATCCGTAAACGACTGGAGAGCCTTGCGCACGGCCAGCCTGCGCTGGTGGTATCATCGGGGGCATCGTGGGCCTTGAACGCTTTTGCGGGGGGCTACGCGGCTTCCATCGTCAAGGGTGGCCCGGTCAGCGGGGCGGCCGAGGAGGGCGTCTACAAGGTTCTAATGGAGGGTTTTGAGGCTTTCATGGCCGTTGCTGGGCAGTCTTTGGGGTCTGGCGACGACCGGCCGAACTATGCTATAGACGGTGCTTCGGGCCGGCGGTATCTGACTGCGCGGCCACAGCCCGCGGTTGGACATGGCGAAACGAAAATCTAAGGGTGACGTAAATTATTCTGAGCTTGCTGGCGATCCTATAGACGCTTGTAAGGATTGCAAATTCTTCATCAACGGAGAAGCTTGTGCCAAGGTCATGGGCGCCATTTCGCCTGAAGGCTGGTGCGAGCTTTACGCTGAGAAGGAAGACGTAAAGGATCGCAATCGAGAGCTGGGGGGTGACGAGAAGATTCGCGAGGCGGTTCTGAAGCTGGCCAAGCGCGTGGACAAGGCGTTCATGGACCAGTGGGAGCGGGGCAACGATCAGTGTGACTATTGGGACATTTACAACACTGTTCTCGGTGTCAAGCAGGGTTACTCTGGCAACTCGCAGATTTACGTTCCCATTGTCAAGGAAGCCATAGACGCGCGCAAGACGCGATTTGTCAATCAGATTTTCCCCCGCTCACAGCGTAACGTTGAGTGCATCACATCCGATGAGAAGCCTTACCATGTGATGGCTCTCTTGGAGCACTACATTCGTAAGACGAAGCTGCGCACGCAGGTTATGCCGGCGTTGATGATCAACGGGGACATCGAGGGGCAATACAACATTTACGTGGGCTGGTCGGACAGTGAACGACATGTGGTTTACCGGACCAAGGCAAAGGCTGAGATCGAAGGCGAGGAGATTGAGAACATCGACCCCGACGCGGACGACGACATGGAGACGGCCGTGGTGGTACATCAGGGGCCGACCGTTGAAGTTCTTTCTGATACTGACGTGGTTGTGGTTCCTGTCTTTGCTTCCTCTGTGGGTGATGCTCTTGCTAAGGGCGGTGTCGTAGCGATCAAGCGTATCTGGTCTAAAGAACGCTTGAAGCAAGCCGTTGACGATGGGGAGATTGACGAGGAGGTTGGGGAGCTTCTGGAGAAGGATATCGCTGCTTACGGTACGGGGCAGGATGGCGATCCCAAGACGGCTAAGAAGCATATTGATGCTGCCGGTATCATGTCCGATAAGGACGGTGAAGCAATCGTTATCTACGAGATGTTTGCACGTTTGAAGGTGGACGGTGAGCGGCGGCTGTGCAGGATTTATTACGCCGGTGGTGTCGAGGGGGAGGAACGTATCCCAAGTGCACGGCTTAATCCTTTTTGGAATGACAAGTGTCCGTTGCTCTCTGCAGCGCAGAACAAGTTGAGTGGGTCGTTTAAGGGCGCGTCGAAGATCGCGGCGGTGGACAAGCTTCAGTACGGCGCGAACGATGTGGTGAACGAGGGGTGGGATAGTGCTGCGTACGCCCTTCTTCCTATCATCATGACCGACCCGACGAAGAATCCGCGCACAGGGTCGATGGTTCTTAATCTCGCGGCGATTTGGGAGACGAGCCCAAATGACACGAAGTTTGCCCAGTTCCCTCCGCTATGGAAGGATGCTTTCTCGATCGTTGCTTCGGCGAAGACAGAAATTTTTCAGGTTCTGTCTGTTTCTCCTGCGGCTATTGCGCAATCTACAGGACAGAAGACTAAACGAAATCAAGCGGAGATAGCAAATGAACAGCAAGTTGACATTCTCAGCACAGCCGACGTATGTACGAACATTGAAGATGAAATACTCACGCCCCTCCTCCGATGGTTTGTCGATCTCGACCATCAATTTAGAGAGCAGCCGATTACAGTTCGAGAATATGGTAAAATGGGGCTTGCTGCGCGGATGGAAGAAATTCCCGTTATCGAGTCCAATCGTCGGTACGAATTTAGGTGGTTCGGCGTAGAGGCAGCGCGGAATGCGCAAGCTATCCAGATGCAAATAAGCGCGATGAACGTCATCAAGGGCATTCCGCCGGACCAGTATAAGGGGTACGAGATAAACTTGGTGCCTGTTATAAGTTTGTTGGTGGAGAACGCTTTTGGGTCTCGTATGGCTCCTGAGATATTCAAGAATTTGAAGTCCAAGCTGTCCATGGCTCCTGACGAGGAGAACAAGTACCTCGCTATGGGGCTTGCTTTGCCTGTGCATGAGCTGGACGAGGATCAGAAGCACATGCAGGAGCACATGCAGGCCATGGAGAATGGCGATCCCACGGGGGCGGTGCGCGAGCACATGATGCTGCATCGCTTCCAGATGGAAAAGAAGATGCAAGCGCAGATGGCACAGATGATGCAGATGCAGCGCGGTCCTGGTGGGCCTCTTGGGGCTGGGGGGCCTCCTCCTGGCGGTGCGCCGCGGCAGGGTGCGGCTTCAGGGCCTCCTAGGGGTGGGCAGGGGCCGGCTGGCGCAATCCATCAGGATAGGCTACAAGATGCTTCAGCAGCTCCAAGGAGATAGATGATGCGTTGGTCTTTAGCACTTCTCCTTTCATTGCTTTGTTGGTCGGCCTGGGCGCAGACGCAGGCAGGACTTGGGGCTTTTGGCTGTACTAATGCTCAGGTCGGGACGTGTCAGCTTAAAACGGCTGCGGGTAAGCTCTTTGATTTTCAAGTCAGCAATGTAAGTGGTACGGCGACGTGGGCGTTTCTCATGGATACGGCGACGGTGCCGGTGAACGGTACGATCGCTGGATGTTCCGTAAGTGCGCAGGCGCCTTGCCTGCTGAAAGCTTATCAGCTCAATCCGGCTGGCGATACGTTGGGGGCTTCTTGGCTTCCTGAATCGCTTTTGTTTTTTGGTGGTCTCGTTATTGCATGCTCGACAACTGCGCCGCCTACGTTGACTCTTAGCACGACGTGCCTCATGTCGGGAGAGACACAATGAGATGGTTGTTTGCAGCGCTTCTTATTCTTGTTGCGGCAATTGCGGCACAAGGGGAACTTATTACACATAGCGTAGGTGGTGGGAGTGTTATTGCAGGCGTTACCCCTGTGACGTGTAGTTCTGGAACGGCGGGGGTGTTGTTTCAATCGAGTGGGAAGGTTGGGTGTGATTCTGGATTTACTTATGCAGGGGCAAATGGTGCTGTTAGCATTGCACGAATAGGAACTAACGCAGCTCCTTCTTTGCTTTTTACTGGAGGAGGTGCTTCGACAAACACGGGGTTTGCAGGCACGGTAACGCCATCCATAACTGTAGGTGTGAACGGGAATCTGGTTGCAGACTTTGCTTCAGCGACGATCTCTCTGTACCAAAAAATAGACTTGGCCGGTGGCGGCCCTTATATCCAGTATGGAGGAAGCCAGAATCCGGCGACAATTCGTTTTGGTCTTGCCGATGCGGCGACTTCTGTACCTCAGACGTTTCGTACTCAAGGCATCGTAGCCGGGACGGCGGGCAATGTCGCTGGATCGAATTTTACGCTTGCCGTAAGCCCTGGCGTGGGTTCTGGTGGCGGGGGCTCGTTTATAGTCCAGACGGCACCGCCGCATGGTTCGGATACTGTCCAGGATACCCTCACATCGGTCTTTTCGATCAATTCTGCAGGTAACATGGCGGCTACCTTGAATGCTGCCGTAGGAACGAATGCCGTCTGTAACACTCCGGGGACCTTGACGGGGGTGACCGTTCAAGTGTGGGCAACCGGGTGTGCGGCTAGTTCGGCTCGATTCAAAGAGGGCATTGCAGTTATTGACCGTGAAAGGGCATTTGAGACTGTGTTGGCATTGCGTCCGGTATCTTATTTTTACCGGCCGGATTACGCTGATGATCCTGATAAGCATATTGGTTTTACGGCAGAGCAAGTTAATAGTTTGCCGTCTCCGGTTGATGGTTATTCTCTGACTACAACGGAGAAGGATAGCGATTTGCTTCATGGGTTTAAATATAATGAAATGGCTCCGCTGCTCGTTGCTGCAATTCAGCAATTGAAAGCGGACAATGATAATCTTCGGGTTGAGCTTGAAGCCTTGAAACGTAAGGTGCAATAATGGTGGGTAGATTATTCACTCTACTTACTTATTTGTTTTTTGCTTCTGTGGCGTTGGCGCAGACAGGCTCACCTAAGACGCCAACGCAGCTTAATGCGGAAATAAACTCTACGTTTCCTGATAACAGTTCGGGATTGATAACTCCGTTTGGTACTAGGCAGGCTTTGCTTGACATTGTGGCATCTGGTGTTGTCGCTAACGTCCAGGGGTACGGAGCAAAATGTAACGGGGTTAGCGACGACAGTACGTCTATAAACGCTGCCATTGCTGCCCTTCCTGTTTTGAACGGAGGCCGTGTTTATCTTCCTGCCTGCGCTAATTCTTATGTAATTAACGCTTCTGCTATTACACTTCCGAACGATCACCAACCAGTTATTATCGAAGGGGATGGGTGGGACAGTCCTCTATGCGATCCATTTGGAGACGCGCAGTGGGTTGTTAGTGGAAATGTTCGTGGTACAGTTATAAAAGTTACAGGTACGACGGACGGAATCTTATTTGCTGCGCCAAACTACAATCAAAACTATATAATTCGTAACCTTGCAATTGTCGGCCCTGGAACTGGAACGTCTAAGGGCATCAATTTCGGGACGTCAACGGCGACTTATGACCAAATAACGAATGTTCTGATCGCTAATTTTTCATCTGGCGTATATATGCAGGGTTCTGGCAACACGGTATTTCGTGACCTTGCGGTGAGAGGAAACACTGTTGGCGTCAATATGGCCTCCAACGGAACAAACACGACTTTTTACAATGTGCTTGCGGAGTGTAATGCAACTGGAATTTTAATGTCCGGCATGGGGACTGGAACGCATATCTATAGCGGGCTAGTTCAGGGGAATACTTCGGTTGGAATAAACATAGCCCCTTCTGTTGTTGCCTTGGCGTCGATCTCCATCGATGGGTTGTGGATGGAGGCCAACGCCAAAGGAATACAGGTAGACACTACAAATTTTGGTGTGTCTAACTTGCTTATTTCAAATCACAGAGACACCGGGTCGAATAGCATCGTATTTATAGGTGGTAATACTGTAAATTTTTTCAAGGGGATTAACTGGCAGTTGAGCGCTGCAGTAACCTTGCCTGCCAACATGGTCAATAGCGGTCTGTATGGTGTCAGCTCTGGCACGTTGACAGACAATTCCAATTGTTCAGTATTGATAAATACAACAGTGTCAAATAAGTTGTTTTGTACATACACCGTTGTGCAGCTTCCAATGTCTGCCGCCCAGGGTGCGATGGCGTTCGTGTCCAATGCGACAGCATGCACACAGAATGTGGCGCCTGTGGGAGGCGGGTCTGTATTTTGCGGCGTCGTGTGGAATGGCAGCGCGTGGGTGGCTTATTGACCGCCTTGACTTTTTTCCTGTTTTGTTCCTAAGTGTCTGCTTCGCCTAGCGGGCGTAACCCGCTCCCGAGTTGTGCTCGTTACCGCACTGGAGAGTGAAATGGCTGACGACACCCCGCAAGATGACGAACTCGATTTGACGGATGACGAGCTTGATCAGGAGCCTGACAACCAGCCGACTGAAGACGACGCCGACGAGGCTGGCGGGGCCGACGAAAACGACGATGCCGATGATGAACCGGAGACGGAAGACGCTTCAGGTTCTCAGGAGCCTCCTGCACCACGGCAACCGGCTTCTCGTGCGGGCCGTACCGTTGCCGCCCTTCGCGCCGATCGCCGCCGGCAGAACGAAGAACTCGCCGCCCTTCGTCGGGAGATGGCAGAGCTTCGACAGACCCGCCAGCAAGCTCCTGTACAACAGGAAGACCCTCGTGTGGAGCAGGAGCGCTTGGCGCTCATGTCCCCCGAGGAGCGTATGGAGTATCGGCTTGCCCGGTCTCTACAGGCGCACCAGCAGCAGACTTCTGCGATGGTTTTTAATATGCAGACTGCGCAGGACAAGGCAGCGTGGGACGCTAGAACTGCCGGTGACAAGCTGCGATCGAAGCTTGCTGCGGACGTGGAGCGTGAGTACCAAGCCTGCATCGCTCGCGGTCAGTATCTACCCCGAGAAAACATTTACATCTATCTTGTCGGGCAGCGGTTCATCGCCAACCGGGGCAAGGGGGATGGTAAGGCAGCTCGCCGGGTGGAGCGTGAGCGCGTTCGCCCTGCAAGCGGGCGTGGCGATGTGGCGCAGGAGCGTCGGGCGTCTCGCGGCAGTGGTACAACGGCGGATTTTGAGCGCCGTCATGGAGACATGCAAATCTGAAGCGGTGAAAGTTCACCGCTTTAACTTCGGAGAGCGGTGATGCCAACCAATGTTGCTTCTCAATTTTCTGGCGATATAAGCCAGTATATTGCAGACAAGACGCTTCCCCTCGTGCGCCGGCAACTGGTTGTTTACCAGTTCGGTGATCCTGCGACCCTCCCTAAAGGAAGCGGTACGACTTACACGGCGAGTCGCTACCCGCGTGTGCCGCTGCCGTTTGCGCCACTCTCGGAAGGCGTGCCTCCGATTGGGCAATCGATGACGCTGCAGCAGGTCAGCGCGCAAGCCCAGCAATGGGGCGACAAGATCACTATTACCGACGTAGCGGAAATGACGATCAAGCATCCGCTATTCAAGAAAGCAACGGAGCTGATCGGATTACAGACTGCCGAGACGATGGAACGCAATACGTTCGTCAATCTTCTCGCGGGCAGCCAAATTAATTACGTCAACACTCGTGGCGCTCGTGCGTCTCTCGTTGCCGGAGACGTGCTCAACCCTCACGAAATCAATCGTGCTTCGGCCATGTTGATTAATCTTGGTGCGCCCCGGTTCATGGGTGACGAGATGACCGACATGAAGCTGCAGGCAGATGCAGGTGGCGCCAAGGCATCGAGCAACCCACGCAAGATGCCGCATTACGTGGCGGTGGCGCATCCCTTCCCGCTTGGCGATCTTTCCGAGAACCAGACGATTGTGACGGCCTGGAGCTACAGCGATCTCAATCGCCTTTACAACTACGAGGTTGGCGAGTGGCGAGGCATCCGGTTCTGTCAGACCAACATGGTTCCGACGTTTACCGGAGTTGCGCAAGTTAACCCAGTTGCGGTTGCCGGCGGCACGTTGGCAGCGACGAACTACTTTGTTATCGTCACTGGATCAGACACGCAAAATCAGTACGAGTCGCGTATCTATCAGGTGTCCGCTTCCACGGCAGTCGGCGCCAACGGTGCGCTTCAGGTGACGATGCCGGCGACGGCAGGATTCACTTACAGCGTCTATGTCGGCACTACCAACACGCCGTTCAATCTCGGGCTTAGTGCTTCGGGTCCGACTTCTGGTCCTCTCGCGGGGCAGGCCACGCAGCTTACGCCGGGCGCCGTGGTGACGGTGACGGGCATCGGCCTTGCGCAGACCCCGCCGGCTGCACCGGCTACGGGTGTGACGGTTTACCCGACGTTCATCTTCGGTCGAGGGGCCTACACGCAGGTTGTCCTTGACAACATGAAGATGACGTACCTGAAAGAGCCAGATAAGTCTGACCCGCTGAATCAGTTGCGAGTTGTTGGCTGGAAGGTATTTTATGGAACTCTGATTAGTAATCAGCAGTTCTTTATGCGGATCGAATCCACGTCTGCCTTCAGCGCCACCTTCGGCTGATCGGAGAGCACAATGTCGTACAGAATCACCTACCAAGTGAACGTCGATTGGATCGGGGACGGCATCGGTCCAATGGGCGGCAACACAGCCGCTTCTGTGGGGATGGCTGCGGCCGGTGGTGCGCAGCGTAAGACGTTTTTCAACGCCACCCCGGTTGGCCAGATGACGAAGACGTTTCTGGCCGCTGATGTGACCACGTTGACGAACGCCATGGCTGCGGACATCGCCGCGCAGATGAACGTCGCTGCCAATCTCGCGCAAATTCAGAACTTCTCTACGGGGACGGGCTGATGGCTACAAGCACGCTTGGGACGACAGCGAACAACTCGCTTACGTCCCTCATTTTTGGTGGTGCGATGAACACCACCGATCTTGCGACGATCGCGCAAGGAATCAAAAATGATCTCGTCAATGGCAACCCGGTTTGGCCTGGGGCGTACGCGCAAAATGGCCTTCTCTACGTGCCCAACCGGGGGGTGCTCAGGGTGCTTCCTGGGGACTACGTGGGGATTGATGCGCAAGGCTGGCCAATCCTTTTATCGGCCAATACGATCGCTGCAGCAGGAGCCCCTTGGGTACACACATGAGCCGAAAAGAAACCCCGATTGATCGTACGAAGCTTCCTCTTAACCTGCAGATTCTCACTGACGAGGAGCTGCAGGAGCTTCGGCAGGAGGCCCGCAAGACAGTCGTTGCCGAGCTGTCCAAGCAGGCGCGTGACGAGTATTTTGCCAAGGCACTGGCAGAAGCGCGACAGGCGAGCATTGCCGAGGAAGAACTGATTCACGTCCAGATTGACGTGGCGCCGTGGTGTCCGGGGGCGACGATCGACGGCATTCAGTATTTTCACGGTTACACCTACCCCGTGAAAAAGTCCGTGGCGTGTGTTCTGTTCGAGCAGATGTGGCGGACGTGGGAGCATCAAGACGAGCTGGACGGTCGCGGTAGGAGTGAAGCGTACCGTCGTCCACGCAATCTTTCGATCGGGCCGCGGCACTTGGGGGTGTCGAATACGGCTTTGTTAGGAGTGTAAACAGGAGACTTTATGGAAACCCCGCACACGAAGACGCCAGACGAGTTGGCGGTTGCGATTACTGTCTTGACGCAGATACCTCCGCATCGGACCGTTGAGCTGAAAACGTTCATTGGTCAGGACCAACCCGATCACTCTTTTAACCGTCTTTTGGACAAGTTGGGTCGGGCCGTCGATCGGCAGGAGGCTTTTTACAAGAAGAAAGATTTGGTTCTCGGTCTCGCGCACGAGAAGAAACTTCTCGCACAGCTCACTGAGGACTACAATCGGATCGACGGGCGTTCACAGGTTGCGTGGGAGGCCAAGGGAAAGAAGGGTCCGCATAAGCTTAGTCCTCAGGAGGAGCAGCAGAAAGGGGCTGCGGAAGTCAACATCAAGCGGTACAAAGAGAGCATCGCCAAGATCGAGAACGAGATTGCGGAGTACGAGGAACTTCTGAATGCCCCTGCAAGCGCAGCAAATATGCAGCCTGGCTAGGCAGGAGGCGAAGTGCCCCGGCTTCACGGCGCAGTCCGGCCAGTATCTCAATTCATGCCTCCAGGACTTGTGCATGAATTGGGATTTGGATGCGGCCATGGGTACGCAGCTTTACACGACCAACACGATTAATAATCTCCCATCTGATTATCTTCGCACTCGTGTTGTTGATGGTAAGGACGACATATTCTATACTATCAACGGAGTTCCTTATCCACTCATTCAGATTACTCTGGCTGAATACGATTGGCTCGTGCAGACGCCGGGGTTCCAATCCTACCCGCAATTTTATGCAACGAACTTGTCGGTTTCACCGGCCCAAATTCTGCTGTGGCCCCCACCTTCGGGGCAATACCCTGTGACGCATCGCTATCAGAAGCAGATGGCGGACATCGCGACGCCGGAAACTTCTGTGTCGGTCCCATGGTTTCTCAACACGCAGATTTTGATTCGGTGGACGGCTGGGCTCCTCATGGGGTTGACCGGGGACCAGCGGCAGGCTGAGTATATGGGGGATGACGAGGAGCGCTACCCGCTCGGGGCTCTGTCTCTCTTGAAGAAGTATCTGCGCAACGTTAGCGATCGCGAGGGGGCTGTAAAAACGGTAGGGCTTGACAGACGTAGGTTTGGCAGGTCGTTCGATAGGTTGAAGAATACGAAAAATATAGGTTGGATGGTATTGACAGGTTGGATGGTACAGGCTATGTTCGAGCATCTCATTGGAGGGATGCTATGGACGATTTGGAGCTAGCAAGGCAACGTCGCAATGCAATTAGACGCGCTCAATATGCGGCTGATGGTGGAAAGCGAAGGGCGGAAAACCAAGTTTGGAAGGATGCGCATAGAGAAGAAGTGCGCGCTGCTTCTAGGGAGTACCAAAGGGTACTTCGGAAAAGCCGGCCTGAGCATGCAAAGGCTCTTCAAAAGGCGAGCTACGTTAGGAATAGAGAAAAGAGAATAGCATCTACTAAAGCTTGGCATGTTGCCAATCCAGGGTATAACAGTAAAAAGCAAGCAGAGTATCGAGAAAAGGACCCTGTAAAGTTTATGCTTAGAAATTACAAAAATCGAGCGGCAGATATTGGTGTCATGTTTTCTCTTACAAGAGACAGCATAGTCATTCCTGATATATGTCCTGTTTTAGGCATTCCTATTTACAAAGGAGAAAAGCACGGGCGGGATAATTCTCCTTCTGTTGATCGTTTTGATACTAAAAAGGGGTACACACCAGACAATATCAGAGTTGTTTCATGGCGTGCTAACCGTTTGAAATCGGACGGCACTCTCGACGAGTTTCGTAAGATCGTTGCATACATGGAAAACTCGTGATGTCCACCCTCCCCGGCACACCGTTGGTTTGGGCGCCGAGAACGGCAGCAGACACGTTGGATGCGTCCAGCAACGGTTCTGGAACCATGTCCAACCTCGCCAATCTCATTCCTGATCCTACCACTAGAAATTTATGGCAGTGCCGTCCGGCTGCTGTCAAGATCACCGACCTTTCTGCGAATGGATTTGCAGGGGCTACTTTCATATCCTGCTGGATGAATGTTGGCACTCGTGTCTATGGTATGGTTTCTACCACACGTAACGCAGGACGGGACGAACCTTTCTGCTATGACGTGTTGACGCAGATGTTCATTCCGATTGCCGGGGTGACAGCGGCGAACTCGCCGATCAGTCCTGCTACGTTCGGCAATTGGAACCCCCCTCATATGGAGCTGATTGGTTCCAAGATCATCGTTGCGCACCCAGGTTTTACAGGGGCGGCGGGCGCATTCTTTGGCGTCATTGACGTTCTCAATCCGTTTGCACTGACGTGGACCGCGACCAACACAGCGCCGACTGCCCTCGTGTTTCCTCCCCAGTGGGTAAGCAACTTCAATGGTCGGTGCTGGTTTCTTGTAAACCCGCCAAATCAGCAACCAGCAGCATATTTTTCCGACGAGCTGCTTCCGACGCAGATAACAAATGCGAATCAGATTTTGACTTTTGACGATAACAACCCTCTGACGTGCGCTGCTGGTCTCGCTCTAAGCAATCAGCTCGGGGGTATTATCCAGGCGTTGATGGTTTTCAAGAGTGTCGATAACATATACCAGATTACTGGGGACGCTGCTTTTGGCACGCTAGCTAAGAATACTTTGAATGTTGCAACTGGCACGTTTGCTCCTAATACGGTTTGCTCCACCGAGAAAGGGCTTCTTTT